GGATTGAGTCGAACGGCAACGGTCGCTCTCCGCCAATTATTAGATGCAGGAACTTTGTCAAACCTACCTGCTGGTTTCAAACAAAGAGGGGTGCGGGTAAGAGATGAAGCATCACCAATTCAACCTGGTGAATTTAAAGACGTAGATGCCCCAGGAGGCAGTCTGAGAGATGCTTTCTATCCTCTACCATACAAAGAACCATCAACAACTCTATTACAATTAATGGGTATTGTGGTTCAAGCAGGTCAGAGATTCGCGGCCATATCAGAATTACAAACTGGTGAAGGCACACAAAACGCAGCCGTAGGAACAACGATTGCTCTTCTTGAAAGAGGATCTAAGGTTATGTCTGCAATACACAAAAGATTATACAACTCGATGAGAGGTGAATTTAAATTGTTATCTAAAATTATACAAACTTATCTACCACCAGAGTACCCATACGATGTGGTAGGTGGTGCAAGATTAATTAAACAAATGGATTTTGATGATAGAATAGATATTTTACCAGTCGCAGATCCTAATATCTTTTCTATGTCACAAAGAATAACATTAGCACAAACACAATTACAATTAGCTACATCTAATCCACAAATACATAATTTATATCAAGCATACAGAGGTATGTACGAAGCGATTGGTGTTAAAAATATAGATCAAGTTTTACCACCACCTGCACCAGTGCAACCCATGGATCCGAGTATGGAACACATTTCTGCTCTAACAGGAAAACAATTTCAAGCGTTTCCTGGTCAAGATCACAGAGCACACATAACTTCACACTTAAATTTCATGGCAACAAACATTGTTAGAAACAATCCTGCTGTCATGGGAGCGATACAAAAAAATATATTAGAGCATATTAGTTTAATGGCTCAGGAACAGATACAATTAGAGTTTAGAGATGAATTAATTAGACTTGCATCGTTGCAACAAATAGCTCCAATTGATCCAAGAGCTGCACAAGAGCTACAAGTTATTACACAACGTATCGAATCTAGAAAATCTGTGTTAATTGCAGAGATGACAGCTGACTTTATGGAAGAAGAAAAGAAGATTACATCACAATTTGACTCTGATCCACTTCTAAAACTAAAAGCAAGAGAGGTTGATTTACGTGCAATGGAAAATGAACGTAAAAAAGATGCTGACAAAGCTAAAAATGACCTTGATAGAGCTAAATTAATGCAAGCAGCAGACATTGCAGACGAAAAAATGGATCAAAATGAAAAATTAGCAAAATTAAGAGCTGGAGTATCACTTGCAAAGGCTGGAAATCCAGGTATAACTGCTATTGAGGTAGAAGAATAATGCCACTGAACAAAAAAGGTCGTAAAATTATGGGTTCTATGAAAGAACAGTACGGCAAAAAGCGTGGCGAACAAGTTTTTTACGCGTCTAAAAATAAAGGCACGATAAAAGGTGTAGAGAAGAAGAAAAAAGGAGTAAAAAAACGATGATGAACTATAAAAAACAAAAAATGGTTCCCGTTCCACCAGTAAAAACAGAAGTAGACCCAAGATCTAAGACTACTGCTGATGGTGCATTCAATGTTTTGGCAAAACCAGAGCAAGTTGCTGTTAAAGGCACTAAAAGAATGAGAGCGGACAAAAGAAAAACAGCTATCGTTATCTAATTATGGCTTGGTTTAGTTTAGCAAAGATTGCGATGCAGGCTGGCGCTAAGATTTATTCTAATCGTCAGAAAACAAAGATGGCAATGTCTGATGCACAGCTTATGCACGCAGAAAAAATGGCCCGTGGAGAGGAGCAATACCAAGGCAAACTTCTTGAGGCTCGTCAAAACGACTATAAGGACGAATTTGTACTCGTGATCATATCGGCGCCCATTATTGTGTTAATGTGGGCAGTGATGTCAGACGATCCAGAGGCCATGGAGAAGGTAAAACTCTTTTTTGAGTATTTTCAGTCCCTTCCGTCCTGGTTCACTAATTTATGGATACTTGTAGTTGCGTCAATTTTTGGTATAAAGGGTACACAAATATTTAGAAACGGAGGCAAAAAATAATGGCTAGTAAATTTTTTAGAGCGTTTAATACAATAGCAAGAAAATTACCAGGTAACAAAAGTAAAGTTGCGCCTACTATTACACAACCAAGGCAACTTAAAACCACTATGAAAAGAATCCAATCTGAGAATAAGAGATTTGGTTTTATTAAGGCTAAAGACGCAAGAGATAGAGCTAACATAGTTAGAAGAAAAAAATCTATTGAGAGAATGGAAAAATTAGACAAAGCAAAAGCTAAAAGAAAAGAAGGTATTAAAGCCTCTAAAGATATTAAAAGAATGATTGGCACAGGACAAGCTGATAAAGTTGGTGGTTCTGTTTACCACAGAATGATTAAAGAGAAAAAAGCTGAAGGTGGTGTAATAAATAAAGCTAAACAATTCCTTGGTATGAAAACTAAAGGACCTAAATCACAAGCAGAATATAAAAAAATAACAAGTAGCGATGCCTATAAAAAAGCTGACATTAAAACTAAAAATAAAATGTTAGGTAGTAAATTTTTTACAGGAAAAGAAATGGAAGAAAAAATTAAGAAGAAAAAACAAGGCATAAAAGAAAAAATAAAACCAAAGAAAAAAATGGATAGATTAGAAGAATTAAGGAAAGAACTTGGCATGAAAAAAGGTGGCAAAGCTAAAAAGAAATTTCCTGATTTAACAGGCGATGGTAAAGTAACTCAAGCTGATATCTTAAAAGGTAGAGGCGTTTTTAGAAAAGGTGGAGCTAGTAAATAATGCCAGGTAAAGGTTTATACGCAAATATACATGCTAAAAGAAAAAGAGGCGGTAAGATGCGAAAGAAAGGTGCAAAGGGTGCACCAACCGCAGCTAACTTTGCAAGAGCAAAACAAACAGCGAGGAAAAGATAATGACTAAATTATGTCCTAGAGGAAAAGCAGCAGCGAAAAGAAAATTTGCGGTATACCCTAGCGCATATGCGAACGCCTACGCATCTAAAATTTGTGCAGGTAAAATTAAAGATCCATCTGGTGTAAAAAGAAAAGATTTCAAAGGACCTAAACCTGCAGGTAAAAAAGATGGTGGAATTATGAACAGTCAACTTAGACCACCTAGAAAATTTAGACCACCTAAAAAACTTAGACCACCTAGAAAAAGAAGAGATGGGGGAACAGGTAAACCCATAGATGACCCAGTAAGAAAAAGAGAAATATTTGATCAACAAAAATTTAGAGCTTCCGAAAGACGAAGAAAAGCAAGAGGAGAACTTCAGCCCATGAGAGCTGAAGGTGGTATGATTCAAAAAGATAGAAAAGGAACAACGCCAGGAAGACAAAGAAAAATGAAGGGTTCTGCCATTGAAGGTAATATGAAAATGATGAAAAAAAGAGCAGACGAATTAAAATCAAGAAAACCCATGATGGGTGGTGGCATGACAATGATGCCTAGAGCAATGTACGGAAAAGGCGGCGGTGTCTGCAAAAGAGGAATGGGTAGAGCGTACGGAAAGAATTCGTAATGGCTGGTTTAAAAGAGTGGTTCAAACAAGACTGGGTCGACATAGGCTCCAAGAAAAAAGGTGGAGGTTTCAATAAATGTGGAAGAAAATCTGCAAGTG